ATGTTTTTCTACTTAAAAGAACCTAACGGGTGCAAAGATACAATAATTATTATTCAATATTACATTTCGGACGAAAATAAATTATTTAAATATTCTACTGGGGTGGTTATTAACCCTGTGGATTGGGACTTTAAAACTCGTATGCCGAAACAAAAAAAGGGACAGGAGGGGGTAAGATTGAGAAAAATTACAACTCAAATAATGCAATATAACGACTTGCTGATTACTCTGGTGGATAACTTGAAACTGAACGGGGAACGGATTTCTCGCTCTCGACTGAAGGATGAATTTGATAGACATTTCAAAAATACGGGTAAGGGGCAATTGATATATCTTACGGACTTCATTGCTGACTTTCTCAGGGATATTGATGGGAAGATTAATAAGAATACGGGTAAGGTGTATAGTAGGTCAAGAATTATGAGCTATAAATATTTGTTGAATTTGTTGTTGGAGTTTGAGGCTCATTGTGGTATGAGGGTGAGAATTGCGGATTTTGATGATGCGATGAATGATAGGTTTGTGAGCTACTGTAGGGATGTGAGAAAAAATAGTGCTAATACGGTGGGGGAATTTGTATCGGTACTGAAAACATTGCTCAATAAGGCTAAGGAGGAGGGTTTTAAGATTTGTGAGGATTTGAGTAGGTTTGTAAAGATGAAGGAGAAGTCGTTATCGGTGGCTTTGAGTGAGGAGGAAATTGATAGGCTGGTGGCGTGGGACTTTTCTAAGAATAGGAGGTTGGAGAATGTTCGTGATTTGATGATTTTGGGACTTTGGACGGGGCTGAGGGTGTCGGATGTGATGTCGCTACCTGTAATTGACCCTGATAGTAGGTTTATTGAGGTGGAGCCGTTGAAGACTCGGAATACTTCGGGTGCGAGGGTGGTGATTCCTCTTCATCATCATATTAAGGATATGATACGATTGCGTGGTATGCCTAAACCGATTGATGAGAATAGTTTTAATAGGTATATTAAGGTGGTGTGTAAGGAGGTGGGGTTTACGCAACGTGTGGAGGGTATGCTGATGAACTCTGAGACAAAACGTAAGGAGCGGGGGGTATTTGAGAAATGGCAGCTGGTGAGTTCGCATACTTGTAGGCGTTCGTTTGCGACTAACTTGTATTTGATGAATTTTCCGACTTTATCTATTATGAGGATTACGGGGCATACTACGGAGGCGAGTTTTTTGCAGTATATAAAGGTTACGCCGAAGGAGCACGCTGAGAAGTTGTTGGCGCACTGGGAGGCGTATTATAGTGATAAGAAATGATAATTTGAAACGGGCTATTGAGCCCGTTTTTTTATTGCTGATTTTCTTTGGCAGTGGTGTGTGTGTGGTTTGTTTATTTTTGCGGTATGAATGTTTGTTTTAATACATATCACGGGGGGGAGGTTCGCATTGACTTTGAGGCTGGTGTTATCACGGGTGTGGTGCTGGCTAATGAGGGTGTGAATAGGAATGGGTATTTTTTCTCGGAGCGTTTCTTGCGTGAGCTTATGGTGTATGGTAACGAGCGTGGTGAGATTAAGTGTAGGTTTGAACATCCTTCGTTTGAGGGTGTTAATTCATTGGGCTCGCTGGTGGGTGTGTATCGTAACTTTAGGATTGATGGGGGGCGTTTGTTGGGTGATTTGTATATATCGGACTTGGCGAGGCGTACGGAGGTGTCTGGCAGGGGTATTTCGATTGCTGATTATGTGCTGGGTATGGCTTCTAAACACGCTGATTTGTTTGGTAACTCTATTAGTGTGCTGGCTGATTGTGTGGATGAGGCGTATGTGGTGGAGGGCAAAACTTATATGGGTGTGGGGCTGAAACTGATTGAGTGGCTGGCTTCGGACTTGGTGGATGACCCTGCGGCTACAAATGGTTTGTTTTTTAGTAGTAAACGTTTTAATAATAGATATATGGGTATATTGGATAAGGTTAAGAAGGCGTTGGCTTTTGCGTTGGTTAGGGCTTTTGCGCTTGATTTGACGCTGGCTAATGGGAATGTTATCACGGTGGAAACTGAGGGGGAACGCCCTGCGGTGGGTGATAAGGTGAGAATGAAGCAGGAGGATGGGAAGGATAGTAGCGACCCACTTGCTGATGGTGAGTACTTGCTGAAGGATGAGACTACGCTGGTGGTTGAGGGTGGCGAGATTAAGGAGATTAAGGAGCGTGAAGATGATACGCAGACGGAGGGGGTGAATGAGGAGTTTGCTCGTGAGGTGTTGAGTTGCTTTGAGGCTGTTGCGACTAAAATGGAGGCGATGAGTGTTGAGTTGTCTAAATTGAAGTCGGTACAGAGTAAGTTTTCGGTGAGTGACCCTAAGGGTTTTAGTAATGAGCCGCAGGGTGGCAAGGGTATTGACTTGGCTGCGGTGAGGGCTAAATTGGGGCGTGGATAGTTTAACAATGTAATTGGTATTGATATGGCTGATAAGTTGAAGGATGTGCTTAAAGACCCGCAGAGGGTGAAGCATTATATAACGGCGATTAAGGATTTGCTGGAGGAGGGTAGTTTTGGGCTTTTGCCTCTAAATAAGATTTTCACGATTCGTGAGGGTGTGGTGAGTGGTACGGAGTTTGGGTATTACTCGCCTGTGGAGAATGTTACTCATATTGATGAGGGGTGTGGTAAGCCTTCTCGTCAGTTGGATGTGAATGTGCGTACTGGGTGGTTTGACCCTGTGGCGTTGAAGGTGAATGTGTCGGAATGTTATTCTACGCTTGAGAAGACTTTTGATAGCTGGGTGGCTAAAACTACGGCGGATCGTTTTAACATTGATGATAGTGATTATGTGGCTTTCTTGGTGAGCTTGCTTGAGGGTGGCTTGTTGCAGGATTTTAATCGCTTTGTTTTCTTTGGTGATAAGACGCACTCTAATGTGGGTAGTGGTAGTGGTACGCAGGTGCTTACGGCTGGCTTGGAGAAGGGTAACTTTAATGTGTTTAATGGTTTGTTTAGCCAGTTTGAGGCTATGGTGGCGAGTGTGCCTGAGAAGCGTGTGGCGATTTCGGAGAATGGGCAGACGACTTTTGCGGGGCAGCGTGCGCTGGGTGATAGTACGGCTTATGATGTGTTGTGCAGGTTGTTGGATTTGCAGGATTTTAAGAGTGGTGCTTCGCCTGTGTTGTTGATTACGAAGAGTTTGGCTACGAATTTAACTCGCTTTATGCGCAAGGAGTTTCACAATGAGCAATCGTTTAAGATGGTGGAAAGTGGCTATGAGGTAGGCGAGTTTGAGGGTGTGCCTATTGTTACGGCGCAGTGGCTTGATGATATGATTCGTAGGAGTTTTAACAATGGCACTAAGTGGCATAATCCGCACAGGGCGTTGTTGTTGGACAAGAATGAGTGTCAGATTGCGCTTGATAGTTCGGCGGCGATTGAGGATGTGTCGTTGGAGTATATGGGTGGTGATGTGGAGCGTGTGTATATGAAGGCTTCGTATCGTGCTGACTTTCAACGGGTGATTGGTACTACAGGTGCGATGGCTATATAATTGGTGGTTGGGTTGTTGGACATTAGTTGCTGTGTGGTGACTAATGTTTGACGACTAATAAAAAAAAACTAAATACTAAAAAAGGGATTGTTATGGCGCAATGTATTAAGGCGATTAGTAAGGATTTTGGCTTTGACTGTGATGATACAGTTACGGGCTTGGAGGGGCAGTTGTTGCTTATCAATAGGGCTGATATTGATAGGGCTGGCACGGTGATTACGGGTAATAAGATTACTTCGCTGGTGCTCAAGACGGGTAAAACGGGGTACTTGGTGGATTATGCTAAGGAGAGTCATATTTCGGTGAGTACGAAGCCTGAGATTTCGGATGATGATTTCAATGGGCATAAGCATTCGTTGGTACTGAAGATTTATGGCAAGGGTGCTGATGATTATGATGAAATTGATAAGATGGTTCAGGGGGCTTCGTTGGTGGCGGTGGTTCAGAATAAGGGTAAGACGCTGGATAATACGTTTGATGTGTATGGCTACTTTGTGGGCTTGGAGGCTACGGAGGGTGAGGGTCGTACCAATGGGGGTGTTTATACGCTGACGCTGGGGACGCCGAACAATCAGAAGGAGCCTAAGACGGCGTTGAAGTGGCTTGAGACGGATTATGCTACGACTAAGAAGAAGTTTGATAAGAAACTTGTGCCTTAATGGGGATTGATTATGAGTTTTACGATTGATGGATTACGGCTGCTGCTGAGTGGTGGTATGGAGAAGGCGATGGGGGATGGTTTGGATTCTTTTATCGCCTTTTATAGTTTTATTTTTGATGACTCAGACCCTTGCACTACGTGTGAGCGCAAATTGCGTGGTTATTGGGATGCAATGGTGATTGAGGGGATGGAGCGTTTAACTAAAAAGCTGGGTGTTATGGCTAATAAGAAAGAAAAAATGGAAAAAGTGACTTTGGATGGGAATGCTGCTGGGGATGATTTACAGGTGGCTAAGGTTGCAAATGATGTTGCAAATGATGTTGCAGAGGATGTTGCAGAGGATGTTGCAGAGGATGTTGCAGAGGATGTTGCAGAGAAGGGTTGTTCGTTTAGATTGCGTGCGGGGATTAATGCTTTGGCAATGGATTTTGGCAGTAATGAGTATTTTAACAATGATACGCTGACGGATGAGGTTGCGTTGCGTTATTTGGCGATTAATAGGAATAGGATTGCGAATTTTGAGGTGTTTCCTGATGATTGGGAGTCGTTGTTGGAGGTGTAGTGTATGGGCTGGCTTGATTTTATATTGCAGGGTTTTGGTTTTAGGAATGGTGCTGATTTTGTGCGTTCTTCTTTTGGGCATACGTTTTCGTGGGCTTTTATTAAGTGGGACTTGTTGATTTCGGCTGTTTTTGGGACTATACATTTTTTGTTTGGTTTTAATCATTTGTTTTTCACGGCGTTTGTTATTTTGTTGGTAATTGAGTGGGGAACGGGGATTTTGGCTTCACAAAAGCGTGGTGAGGCTCACGAGAGTAGGAAATTTGGGCGTATGTTGCTTAAGATTGCTGTTTATTTGGGATTGATTTATAATTTGCATACGTTTTCGGAGAATGTGTCGTTTCCTATTTTTGGGGATTTTGAGTTTGACCCGTTTCATTGGTTGTATTGGGTGGTGCTGATTGCGATTATTTGGCAAACGTTGGTGAGTGTGTTGGAGAATTTGGAGTGTTTGGGCTTTCGGTTTGCTGCGGTGCTGCTGAGGATTATCAATAGGCGTTTTTATAGGACGTTTGACTTGGATGATAAGGGGGTGTGTGATGAGGGTAAAGGCGATTGATTTGTGGGACGAGGCTCGTGGGACGGTCTCGGATAAGTTTAAGGGGTATAGGTATATTGCTAATGGTATTCAAAATGATTATCCTTCGCTTATTGAGCTGTTGGTGGGTGCTTCGCCTACGGCTAAGGCTTGTGCTGGTGTGATTGCTGATTTTATTTATGGGCGTGGTTTTGCTATTGAGCGTGATAGGCGTGAGGCTGCTAAGGCTGGTGGTATGAGGTTTAGGAAGGATGATTTGTATGTGAATGAGATGAGGGAGACGCCTAATGATTTGCTGAAGAAGGTAGCGAGGAGTGTGGCGTTGCACAAGGGTGCTTTTTTACACGTGAATTATAATGCTGCGGGTGAGAAGGTGAGTGTGCGGGTGTTGCCTTATAGGAATTGTAGGCTGGGTGAGCGTGATAGTAATGGCTATGTGAGCAAGGTGCTGGTGTATAATGACTGGGAAGAGCGATTGGATAAGAGGCAGCGTGATGATTCTGTGCGGGTGCTTGATAGGTATGACCCTCGTGCGGAGGTGATTGGTGCGCAGGTGAAGCGTGCTGGTGGCTGGGATAGGTATGGGGGGCAGGTGTTTTTTTTGAACCTTGATAGGAATGATTCGTACCCGCTGGCGTGGGCTGATGTGGTGATGCAGGAGTGTGAAAGTGAGCGTCTATCGGCTAAATATACGAAGAATGGTTTTAAGAAGGGTTTCTTTGGAACGTATGCATTTGTTACGCCTATGATGGAGGATGAGAAGTTGAGGAGTGAGTTTCGGGAGGAACTTCGCAAGAGTATTGGGGTGGAGGCTGAACAATCGGTTTTTCACTTTGAGGCTGAGTTGCAGGGTGATAAGCTGGAGGAGCAGGTGCTGATTGAGCCGATTGAAAGTAATGTGAAGGCTGATTTATTTGAGTATGCGGATAAGAAGACGGCGAATAATATTAGGAAGGCTTATGGGAATGTGCCGCTGGTGCTGATTGATTATGTGGAGGGCAAACTTGGTAACACGAGTGGTGAGGCGTTGGCTGAGGCTCGTGCGTTTATGAAGGAGCAGATGCAGGAGGAGCGACAGGATGTGCAGGAGATGTTTGAGGAGTTATTTGATAATTTTCATAGGCGTTTATCGGAGAATGGTGTGTTTGAGATTTTGATATAGTTATGAGGTTGCTGGTTACGAGGGCTGAATGTGGGGTGTACTTATCGGTTTCGGTATTTGGGACGGATGAGGTGTTTAACAGGTATATACGTGAGGCGCAGATGTTTGACTTGAAGCCTCTGATGTGTGAGGGGGTGTATGAGGATATTATGAGTGCTTCGCCTGTGGGTGATTATGCTTTGTTGTTGAGTGGTGGTAGTTATGAGCACGAGGGGCAGCGGTATGAGTTTGCTGGGCTGGGTGCTGTGATTGCTTATTTTGCTTATGCGAGGTATATTTTTACGGGGCATCAGGTGGATACGGCTTATGGGGTGGTTCGTAAGGTGTATAATGATGCTGAGGTGGTGAGCCGTGAGGAGCGGCGTGACTTGCGTGGGTTGTATATGCAGCAGGCGCAGGCGTTGTGGATAGATTGTGAGCGGTATATGCGAGCTGTGGGCTTGTGTGGGGCTGATGATAAAGGTGTGAGACGAAGAACGATTAGAATGAAATTGATATGAGAAGATGTGGTGTTTTGTTTCCTATGATTGGTGATAGGTGCGGGGGTGATGTACGCTTGGGCTTGAGACGGAGGATGTTGCTTATCAGGTTTGAGGATGTGGATAGGCGGCGTAGTGTGGTTTCGGGCGGTTATGCGGTGGATTTGCATTTGTTGCCTTACTGTAGGGGTGAGGTGGTGGATGTGCCTTATGGTTTTGCGGTGAATGGCAAGCAGTTGTATAGTGGTGGCAAAGGGTATTTGCACGAGTTGAGTTTTAGGGTGGATAATCGCCCTGTGGTGGGTGATTTTGCTACGAATGCGCAGGGTGCTGCTGGTGTGGTGGAGGCGTTGCGCAGTGGCTCGTGGGTGGTGGTTGTGGAGACTGCTGCTGGTGCTTGGGAGGTGCTGGGCTTTGAGGCTGGGCTGGTGCTGAGGAGTGCTGAACGGGATTTTGATAGGAATGGTGTGCGTGTGGTGCTGGGTACGGATGCGAATAACTTGGAGCGTTATTTTGCGTTGCAATGGTATGTATTTGGAATGGGTGAGCAGGCGCAGCGTGATTTGTTTGACGGGGGGCTTGAGGCTGGAAGGCTGAGGGTGTTTGACCGTAGTTTTGATAATTCGTTTGAGTAAAAAATAAAAAAAATATAGAAATGGGAAAGATTGAGGATGATATTGCTTTGATAAGCAATGAGACTGCTGAGGGTGGTAATACTAAGGAGCGTGTAGCGGGGGTGCTACAGGCACTGAATGAAAAAAAACTTGATAGTAATGAGTTGTTGTTACAACTTATTACTATATTGCGAAAGGCTGGTAACTTTAAAAATGGTGTTTTATTGCAGGCTGGTGATGTTGTGGTGCGCTTTGAAAGTAATGATGTGTATGTTGATTGTAAGAGGGTAAATATATCGGGTGATGACACAAAAATAATAGGGAATGAGTTAGTTTCTATATCTAGCAAGATGGGTAGCAAGTTGGAAATGAGCGCTTTGGCAAAAATAATTTCTGAGTCGTTTTATTTGGAGGGGAAAAATTCTCAAAAAATGAAAGATGTTAATATTCAATCTGCTTCTTGTGTTGCAACGGGTGATGGTAGTGGTAATTTTGACATTAGCCAATATAATAGTGTTTCAATTGCGGCTAACAGTATTATTTTTTATTCGGGGGGAAAAGCGTTTGATGTGTCGCAAATGATAGATAACATTAACGACTTGAACACAAAGGTTGCGAGGCTTGAAGATAGAATAAGTGTGTTGGAAACTCGTTTGGTTTAAAGATATGATGGGTTATGACTGCGAAGGATTTTATAAAGCAATACAAGCCTTTTGCGCTGGAAACGGAGCGCAAAACGGGTATTTCGCACCTCTTTATTTTGGCGCAAGCGGCGTTGGAAAGCGGTTGGGCTAAGAGTGTGCCTGGGAATATGTTTTTTGGGGTGAAGGCTATGGCTGATACTCCTGAGAATAAGCGGCAATTGCTGCTGACTACGGAGGTGCTGAATAGCCCTAATATGAAGCATTTGTTTCCGCTGGTGGTATCGGTAAAGATGCTCACCAATGGGAAGTGGTTGTACAGGGTGAAGGACTGGTTTAGGAAGTACGACACACCTGAAGAATGTTTTACTGACCACGCTCAATTCTTTTTCAAAAACAAAAGATACGCTAAGGCGTTGGAGGTAAAAGCAGACCCGTATAAGTTTGCTGAGGAGGTAGCCAAAGCGGGATATGCAACGGCTCCTGATTATGCGGGTAACCTTAAGAAAATTATCAAAATGATAGAAAGTTATGAATAGGATAATTATTGCATTATTGACTTTTCTTGCACTCGTAGGGTGTAGGACACGAAAAACGACAATTGAGGAGCAAAAGCTGGTCCAAAAGGAACGTTTTATAAAGTACAAGGATAGTACGGCTGTTTTGCAGCAAAACGCTCAAACCTTGCAGCTTGATTCGCACGCTTTGGAAGAATACGAGGTAAGCCTTGAAAGTGATAGAGATAGCGTGGGTAACAGCAAGGAGCTGGTGTATTATCGCATTAGGGACGGTGATAGTGAAACTATTAGGGTAAGTGGTGGAAAGGTGAGAATTACGGCTAAAAATAGCCTTTCTAATAGCCTAATAGAGGCGAAGGCTACCCTTAGTAATACGATTAGTAATAGTGCGATGATGATACATCGGAGGGATGTAATAACGGAGACGGGGTATTGGTATCGTGCAGGGGGCGGTGGTGTGATGTTTTGGATTTATGGCATTTTGTTTGTCTTTTTATTGGTGTTTTTTTTAGTGTTAGTGAATAAGCCCTTACGATGACTCGTAAGGGCTTTTTTTATAGTAGTGATTTGAAATAGTAATAGAATAGACCTTTGGTGCGGATACCCATTTCTCGGTGTCCGTTGATTAGGGCTGATATTTCGGATTTTGGCAGCCCTAAATCTTTGACGAGTTGTTTGTTTCCTATTTTAAATTGTTGCATTTTTGTTTTTATCCAATCGGGGGTTACGATTTCGGGGGGGGCTTGTATGTAACTTTGTGCCCCTATTTTCAGTTGGTAACCTTCAAAAAAGGGTGTGAAGAGGCTTTGGGCTCGTTCTACTAAGTCGGTATCTTTTAGGTAATTATCTGCAGGGCTTTTTTCTTGCCAAACGGCTATCACGAGTTCTTTTTTTTCTTTATCAATAGCCATTATTTTGAAATATATACGGGCGTATCGTTGGTATTGAAACGCTAATGTTTCTAACTTATCTAACTGTTCGTTTGTAAGCTGGTCTTTTATTTTGTGTATTGCTTTTACTATATTCATTTGTTTTTGTTTTTAAAAAAGGGGGGTGATTAGCCCCCCTTTGTTGTTATAACTGAATTACGTTTGCTTTTTCTATATCAAAGATGGCTAATTGTTCGTTTGCTTTTCCCAGTTCTATGGCTGTTTGCAAATCGTTTACAATCATTACGCAATCGTAGTAGAATTGTTTGCTTTGATTTTCATACCAGCCTCCTACTACGTAGGTGCTTTGCATTGCGATGTTAATTACGTTTTTTAACCCTTCGTCTCCGAAGCTATTTTGTGTCATTTTCATCGCTACACAAAAGCCTTTTTTAGGGGTTTGAAAATCTAACAATGAGATTGTGAATCCTTCTTTGTTTGCCTCTGCAATTTGTTTTACTTTTTGGAATGTATTCATTTTCTTTTTAGCGGTATTTAACCAGTCGCTCGCTGTTTTATTATTTAATGGTGCAAAGGTACGTAAAAAGTTTTAATTATGCAAACTTTTTTCAGTTTTTTTTAATTTTTTTATTTTTCTTGCTCAAGGCGTTCTTTGAGCTGCATACTATCAGCCTCCTTGCGTACGAGGTACTCAATAAGGTTCGCTTGCGACATTCCTTTTTTGTCGGCTAATTCTTTCATTAGAGTCATAAATGCTTCAGAGGCTCTAATCTGAAAAACTTTGTCTTTTACACGTGCCATTATATTTCGTTTATAATTATGGTGCAAAGATAAAAAGCAATACCAAATAAATAACAAATGTAATTACATTTAACAAAAGTTTAACATTAAAAACTTGCACAGAATTACAAATGTAATTACCTTTGCACTATCAAAATAATAAAACAAAAAACAATGGCAGCAAAATTAGAACAATGGACATCGGCTTTAAAGAAAAAAGCACGTAAAGAGCTAACAGAGATTTACAATTGTTACGAACCTAAAAGGGTGAAGTTTATCAAAAACGTAATCTTTCTACCTACGGGGCAGGCAAAAAAGATTGGTTTTGCACACGATTATTCATTTTGGGCGTGGTAATACCTCAAAGACCTAAGCAAGTCTTTAAACTGCTTTTAAACTCAATTTAATAACCTTTTAAATCTATATCAAAATGAAAGCATTAAACAAACAACAAGAGCCTCAAATATTTTTTGAGTGGTGTTATAACAATTATGAAGTGCGCACTAAGTTAGAACTCAAAGGGCGTGGCATAAAAAAATCAGAATATACTGAAGGCGTTTATTTTGTAACCCCAAAAGCACTTGAAAAACTTGAAGCAAAATACACTTGCGCACGTTATGATGTACATTCATTAAACAACTAATCACAACGCCCTGAGCAAGGCGCAAAAAGGCTCAAAATATCAGTAATAACCTTAAACACTATATCAAAATGAAATCAGTAACATTAAACATTTACACTTACAAAGAATTGAAAGCTATATCTGAAGATGATAAACATCCTTTGCACAACGAATTAAAAAATGTATTGGGTAGCGTAGAAAGATGGCTTTCAGATCACATTCTGAAATGTTATAACGAAAAAAACTACTTTTACAAAGATGATGATGAACATCTTAGAGAAGAATACCGCTACTGTTATGCAGTACCACGCATTGAAGATGAAGATAAACTTGAAAAATTTATCACACGCACAACACCAGTGATTGCTGAACATCATCAAATATACTTTAATGATATGGGGCTACCTATGGAGGTAGACGGTATTCGGTTTGTACCTTTTTACTTAGTAGAAGGTGAAGAGATGTATCATTTAATTTGCCAATATACCGACTACACCGATACACTATAATACCCGCCCTTGAACCTTTTAGAGGTTACCCAGTTCGCTACTGGCAAGGGTTCAAATTTTAACCTTTAAAACACTATCAAAATGAAAGTAGAAACAAAGTACAACGCAAACCAAACCATCTATTTTATGCACGAAAATAAAATTAAGAGCGGTGAAATCGCAGTAGTAAACATTGAAGTAGTCGCTAATGATAATAGCATTAGCATTACTTACAAAATCTTTAATTATCAGAATGATACGTTTGCTGAAAGTGAAATTTTCAGCAGCAAAGAAGAACTATTAGACTATTTAGCTAACAATTAAAAAACACACTATCAAAATAAAAAAAGCATCTATTAGGTGCTTTTTTTATTTTAAACATTTGCAATATTTTCTATCTACGTAGGTTTTTTCGCCGTCTGATTGTTTGTAATAACAGCCTCCTTTTGGACCGGTATAAAGGGTTTTGCCGTGATATTCGCCGCATATGCGTTCGTATTCTTCATCTTTATCTTTTTTGGTGCAGGTGATTAACGGGGCTGCGATGAGGGTTGCGATTAATAGGGTTGCTAATTTTTTCATTTGATTGTTTAGTTTAAGATTTTTGTTGCGATGATTACTTTGAATAGGTGTGTGATGTAGTGTTTTGGTATGTCTTGGTCGGGGTATTTTTCTTTGTCTTTATTTTCGGATATGAGGCGATAGCATTGAGGGTCGGTGGATTTGGTTATGCGCTTGATGAGGCGATAGCCGTTGGAGGTTACGATGGCGTATATTTCGCCGAGTGGGAACCAGTTTATATCTACTTGCTTGACGGCTACGATGTCGCCGTGATTGATGACGGACTCCATAGAGTGTCCTGTGGCATTGATCCAAAAGTCGCAATTGTTGGCTGGTGGGTAGTTTATAAAATAGTCGGGTTTGATGTTTTGAATTTCAACGATGCCGAGAAAGCCGTTGGTAAAATCTACGTTGTAATAGGGTATTCCTTGCTGGTTGTAATTGATTGCTTCATCGGCGAGTATTGGTTCTGTGGCTGTTATTTTTTTTTCGGGTGCTTTTTCGCCTTTTATCATTGCTTCGTGCCCTGTGAGTAGCCATATGGGGTTGATTTCAGGAAATGCGGCAATTACTTTCATTAATAATCCTTTTGTAAGGTATTTTTCATTTCCGTTTAATGCTGCTGATAAGTTGCTGCGTTGCTCGGATATTTTTTCAGCAAAAAGAGACTGATTAACGATTTCAGTATTTTTTTTGACATATAGGAATACTTCATTTAACCTATCTGCTATTTCTGATTTACTACTTTTTTGTTGTGTTTCTATATTAGTTTTCATACATTCAAAATATTTTTAAGTATTAAACGATATATTAATTGCGTTTAATCACGAGATTTTTTGATTTGATTTTCAAAATAATCATATCTGAAAATCAAATACTTATAAAATATTTTCATTTTTACAACAAAAAAGTTGTAAAAATATTTGCAAATACTACATTTTTGTAGTACTTTTGCAGCGTAAAACAATAAGTAATATTGCTTGTAACTTTTACGCTGCAAATATACGAAAAAAGATGAGACTAACAAAGAAATCAAGGGAAAAATTGAAGGATAAGTCTATATACAGGGCATTGGAGGATGCGCTTGAATTGACACACCACGCTTTGGACAGGTGGAGGAGTTCGCAAAGGACGCCTTATTATCATAAATCGCCCTTAGTAAGGGGGGCGTTTCTTGAAATTACGGGGCTAACAGAGGAGGAGGCTTTTGAAATGAATGATGAGGAGCGTGCCTTGTGGGAATTGGAGAATAACATTAAAAATGATGTGCTATGATTACAACAGTAGAAAGGGTTTATCAGACGGTGCAGATGATGACAGTGGAGGAGGTGCAGCAGTTGCACGGGCTTATGGGGGTAATTCCTTATGATGTGGTGAGGATTATGGCTGAGGTGGATGCGGCAAGGGATAGTAGGGATATGAAGCGACAAATGCTGAAAATGCCTGCGGCGGCAAAGTACTTGGGTATGGGGTATTCGCAGTTTAGGGAACGCTTTAAACGTGGGGACTTTATAGATGAGGGTAAGGGCGATGGGGCTCATCCTTTGTTCTCGGTGGAGCAGCTGGATAGGATACGGGATGCAAAAATGAGTGAGCTGGAACGGGTGATAAACAGAAGGCATATAAGAGCTACTACGAGTGTACCTGCGGGGGCGAGGGATTATAGAAGAAAATAAAAAAAGCGGCACTATCCCAGCACCGCTTAATCTAAAAAAAATTAATGTTAAACATGTAATATTACAAATACGTAAATTACAATGGCAAAATTACAACAAATGAATGAAACTGCAAAACAAAGTAGCCAATTTTTTCTTCAAGACGGCTACGTAACGATGAATGGCAAACGCTATGATGAGTGTGTGCCTTTTGAGCAAGAGGCGTTTAACGTGGCTTTGCAGCACTGCAAGGCTGATGAAACGGCTGATGATGAGCTATCGCCTGAATGGGCTGATATGCTGAAACGTGCTACTGCACCGCTAACGGCGTACTACAATCGCCCGCAAACTGAAATAGGTGATAGCTTGTTTGAGTTGTTGCTATCAAAACTTCCTGATATGGCTGAGGGCGACCCTGATGGGTGGGTGAGTTTGTCGGTTACTTATGGGGTATATACGCTACAATTATGGTATTGTTATGCTACTGATGAGGTAGAATATGAGTGTTTTTACGAAAGTGCAATTGATGATTACAATACGCATCATCTTACCCTTACGGCGCATCAGGTTGAGCGTTGTCATACTGTGATTACTGATGCTTACGATAAGCTGCGAAGTGAGTATGCTTATGAAGAGCGTTTGCATCGTGCTGACTTTCAACACTTAGAATATACGTATTACAGGCAGGTGCTTTAACTTTAAATCTTACGACTATGAAAGAACAAGTAACAACCTTAGAGGTAGGCAAATGCTACCGAGTGAAGTATGAGATTATTAGCTGGTGCATTAGGGTTTATGAAGAGTTTGTATTTGGCAAATACACATCATTAACAGCGATAAGAGTAGAAAATTCGGGCATTGATGTTAGAAGCTTACTAATGCCTGATTCATATCAAGATAGTAAGTATAACGTGCAAGAGATTAGCAATAGTGAATTTATGCACGAGTTTCGTACCAAGCGCAATGAGATAAACAAAGTAATAAAGAAAATGTCTTAAATCCGCTCATTTATTAAGGTAGGCTTCGGCTAATTGAAGTAAGAATGTTAGGCAGTTAGCCGAATGTCCTACAAAAACAAAGATAAAGAGCCTCTACCAATCATAAGTGCCGTGTTATTCTTGAAATCTGGACATATCTAAAACACAATAACGCACGGCACTTTTCTAATTTAGAATTAATAATTAACACAAATGAATGAACAATTAATTACACTGAAACAAGCCCCTATCATTATCTATGAGAAGATAAAAGCGGTAGGGCAACAAGTTGAGACTAAAATCGCTGAATTGAACCTCGACAACCAGTTAGTAACTGATGAGACTTTGAAGAGTGCGAAAAACACTCGCGCAACGCTTCGCAAAGAACTTGCGGTATTTGAAGAGCAACGCAAATTCATCAAAGAGCAGGTAAATGCCCCTTATGAAGCGTTTGAAAAGGCGTACAAAGAGCATATCAAGGTACATTACGACAATGCTGATAGTACGCTAAAAGACAAAATCAATCAGGTAGAAAATAGATTGAGGGAAGACAAAATCGCACGTATCAAAGAGTTTTTTACTGAATTGTGTCTGTCGCAAGGTATTGACTTCCTCATCTTTGAACGTTTGCAGCTGAATATTACGCTATCGGCTTCAGATAAGAGCCTTAAAGAGCAAGTAGCAGGCTTTGTAAGCGAGGTATCAAAGGGGGTGCAACTTATTGATAGCCTTAATGAACCTGATGAGTTTAAGGCTGAAATACTAACCGACTACAAGCAGACGCTTGATATTACAAGGGCGATACAGGGTGCTCAATACCGTAGGCAACAACGTGAGGCTGAATTGCAGCGTATCGAGGCGCAACGATTAGCAGCTGAGCAAGCAAGGGCAGCAGCAGCGGCGAGGGCAAAAGCACAAGCTCCTTTGCAAGCACCAGCGCAAGTAACCTACGAAGCGCAACATGCAGCACCAGTGCAACCAGCAGCACCAGTACAACCTGAACCAGTGCAAGAGGCTACACAAGCAGTACAAGAAGATTATAATGAGGTTGTACAAGCTAGCTTCACTGTGATAGGCACAAGGGCGCAACTTAGAGCATTACGCGCTTTCTTAGATAATAATAACATTCAATATAAAGTATAACACAATGGAAAATCAAGCATTTCAACCAGCAGTATTGCAAACGCAACCTGCAAAAACAAAAAACGGAGAAACAGAATACAAAGTAGCGGGCGAGGCTGTTAAACTATCTTATAATATCGTACGCTCATACTTAATAAGGGGTAATGCAGCGGTAACCGACCAAGAGGTGGCTATGTTTATTAGTATTTGTAAGTACAACCAATTAAACCCTTTCCTTAATGAGGCGTATCTTATTAAGTTTGGCAGCAACCCAGCGCAAATGATTGTAAGCAAAGAGGCTCTAATGAAGCGTGCTGAAGCTAATCCGAGTTACGATGGCTTAGAGGCTGGACTTATCTTATTACGCAATAATGAGGTAATAGAGGTTGAGGGTAATTTTCACCTACCTACAGACGAGATATTAGGGGCGTGGGCAAAAGTGTACAGAAAAGACCGCTCAAAGCCTTTTGTAGCAAAAGTTAATCTTAGCGAATACGACAAGAAGCAAAGCAGCTGGAGCGACAAAAAGGCTACAATGATAGGTAAAGTAGCTAAAGTGCAAGCCTTACGAGAAGCGTTCCCAGTGCAATTAGGGGCTATGTATACGCAAGAAGAGCAGGGCGTTGTAGAGACTCAAGGGCGTACGGTGATAGATGCAGAGGTAGTTGAGCAAAACGAGCCTACTGAACCCGAAGCTGTACAGCCTATATCGCAACCAGCAGCAGCTGCACCAGCTCCTCAGCAAGTAGATTTTAAACAAGTATGATACAAACACAAGTAATTAGTTCGGGTAGCGAGGGTAACGCCGTGATATACGACAACGCAATAATGGTAGATTGCGGCGTTACACTCAAAGCCCTTGTAGGGGCGAATTGCAATTCGCCTGTACTACGTTCTTTGAAAATTGTGCTACTCACTCACCAGCACGGCGACCACCTGAAATTGCGAACCTTACAACGATTACAAGCCGAGCGACCTACCTTGCGCATTGCTTGTGCTGACTTCCTCTTGGAGCGGTTGGAGGGGCTAACGAATATTGATGTATTGCAAGTGGGTAAGCTATACGATTATGGGGAGTTTAAAGTGTCGCCTGTGAAGCTGTATCACGATGTACCGAATGTAGGGTGGCGGATATTCCTCAATAGTGGGCAAAAGATATTCCACGCTACCGATACAGCACACTTGGAGGGTATCAGTGCCAAAGGTTATGATTTGTACGCTATTGAGCATAATTACTGCGAGGAGTACATACACCAGGCGATAGAAGAAGCACACGCAAAGGGCGAATATACGCACGCTTACGGCAATATCAATACACACCTGAGTATACAGCAAGCAAGAGCGTTTATTGAGGCTAATAGAAAGGAAAGCAGCGAGGTTTTGGAGCTGCATAAGAGTAGAAGTTTTTATAAGTAAAATTAAAGAAAAGATGAAAACAGTATTTAGAATAGGAATGGAGGTCTATGACCAAGTTAATAATCCTAACAAAAAAGGGAAAATATTGGATATAAAAGAAGATGAAATTTGTCATAAAATACATTCTTACGATTATCCTATTGAAGTTCAATTTGAAGGAAATAAAGAACTTGATTATTATGATTTAGAAGGGCGTCCTGTATGGGGTACAAATCCTACACTTTCAACTTCTCCTTACACCTTGCAAGGTTTTGAACAAAAAGCACCTACTCCAACGTATGAGGAAGCCCTCAAAGAAGCACACAGAAAGGACGAATATTACTATTTACCTAACGATTTAGAAGCACCAAGTAAAGAACTTGCTGATGCAGCAGTAGCACTCCTAAAACTACTCTTTCTTAGAGACTATTACAATGAGGGTTGGCAACCAGATTGGAATGATGATAATAATGAAAAATTCTGTATAGATGTATACCATAATAAAGTAGGTAAAACAGAATGTTTTACTATTAAAGTTGTTACTATGGCTTTTAAAACATCTGAAATAAGAGATATATTTTATGAAGAGCAAAAAGAATTATTGGAAATTGCAAAACCTTTATTATAACTATGGAAATACAAGGACGAATTAAAACAATATTTGCTACTGAAACAGTAGGGCAAAATGGTTTTCAAAAGCGTGATTTGGTAATCACCACCGATGGGCAATATCCACAAGATATTATCATTCAATTTGCACAAGGCAATTGCGCTGTATTAGATAGGTTTCAAGTGGGGCAAATGGTTAAGATACACTTTAACCTGCAAGGGCGTGAATGGACAAGTCCGCAAGGCGAGGTTAAGTACTTCAATACGGTTGTAGGTTGGAAAATAGAACTCATTCAAACC